CTCACGCCACCCACAAGCCTTTTTTCTCGCTGGTAGTACCTATTGATTTAATATCTGCTCGTACAATCGCCATTAAGCCACCTTAAACATCTTTGATAAGGATTTATACCTCTTAGATATTTAAAGCGTCTTCTTGGTCATTCTGTGCGTTCTGATTACCTCATTAGATATGAGAACGTGAAGGGTTTAAATCTTTGATTATATTTCTTTGCAATTTCTTTTCCTTTGATGTTCATTTCATCAATGATTGGTTGAGCTTTTTCTTTTGCTTGATAGTAAGTTATTTGTCCTGTCATAAACAGAAACTTTATTTCATCTAGCCTTAGCCTGTAATCAATGTTAGCCATAGAGATATTCACCGCCTTTTGTTTTCATATTAGCGTTGAATATTAGTTGTTCAAGTCCTCTAGGTCAATGTCTTTAACCTCGACTTCCCCAAGCCTTTGCGCTGCTTTCTTGCCGTCACCCTTGCAGAATACTAAAACATTTTGGTGAATTTTAGCGACCTTCCTTGCTGTCTTGAATGGTCGCCCAGCTCTAAGCGCTGCACTTCCGATAACATTTTCCAATACAATCTCATTGTAATAATTGAATCCAGCATTCAGGAAACATTTAATTGTATCGCCTAAGAAGTTATAATAGTTTCCGTCACTTCCTCGAACTTCACCGATAACCCATACAACGAATGAATCATCTTTTAATTTTTTATAAAGCTTTTCTATGATGCTTTGATAAACCTTTATAAACTCTGAATATTCCATATTGGATAAGTCGGCTTCATCATCGCTGTAGACCTCTAAGTCTGCATAAGGCGGACAAGATAAACACATGTTGAAACTCTCATCCTCGATTGTATCAAGCGTTTTGTTACTGTCGCCAATAATCCACTTAGGCATATAGCCACTACATACTTCATCAGCGTTTTCTCTGTTAGCAAGAACTTGTTCTTCTCTAAGCTCTAGGCCTGTATAATTTCTTTCAAGCGCACTTGCTATAATTCCTCGAACACTTCCCCCAGCAAAAGGGTCTATAATCGCATCTTCTTTTGTAGAAAACCAAGTGTAAGCAATCTCACAAAGCACTGGGTCAAAGATTGATGTTTGAGGTAACATTCTGCTTGTGTCTAAGTATTTTTCCTCAAACTCTTTGTTGTCCAACTGGTGTCCAAGTTTCTTTTCAATCTTTGTTTTTTGCGTGTAATAATCAGGCACTGAAGCAGATAAGGAAGTGAATAATAAATCATCATCCCTTCCTAACTCTGATTTAATCCCTTGATTAATCCAATATTTTTTCCGTTCTTGCCATTCCCCAGTTTTTGTATTCAATACAGAAAAAGGAGAAGCAATATATAAGTCAACCAATTTAATTTTGTTTATTTCAGTAATATCTGTATCTTCGAATATATCCATAAACTCGTTAAACTCATCTTGTGAATACCCTGTCAAGGATAAGTCCTCGAAGTCAAACTCGTTGAATATTTCTCTTAGCATTTCGTTATCAATTTCAGCTAATTCAGCGATTTTATTATCAGCCAAAAGCGCTGCCATTTCTTCTTCTTCATCCTTGAAGTTCTGAAATTCGACTGGAACTTCTTTGAATCCCGCCTTTATTGCTGCCTGTAACCTTCCATGACCTTTAACAATAAGCCCTGAAAGCGTTGAAACTGTTATTACAGCTCTCCATCCTGTTTGTTTGATTACTTCTGCAAGTAATTTTATTTGTTCTTCAGAATGTTTGTTAGGGTTCTTAGGATTTTCTTTAAGTTCTTCAATCTTTACGATTTCATCATAAGCACAATAAACAGCCACGTTACCTATTAAGCAACGGGCCTTATCTAATTTCCTGAAATCACATAACCACTTCTTTCATGTATATATTTTTTAAGGGTAAATATACAGGTAATTAACCCCATAATTTACCCCTTTAATTTTTTATCTAAATGCCTTTTCATGTGGTGATTAAACCTTTTGTCTAATAACTCACTCAAAGAATCACTTATTTGTTTCATAACAATCGGATTACCTCCTTGGCCTTCATCACTTGGACCAACCATCTGAGGTAATGACATTGTTTTTATCGGGCTTATTTCGTATTTGTTACCTGAATAACGTTCCCAAGCAAGGATTTTTGAACTTCCTTTACTTGCTGGTGCTAAGAATACACCGCCTTCAGGGTTACTAGGCTTGAATACTGTTTTTTTACCCTTTTTAATCTTTGCCGATACTTTATATTTTTTCTTTTCAGGTCTTTCTTTTGGTGTCATTCCAAAATGTAAAGGTGTCAAAGCTCTACCCTCATAGAGTAAAGACATAGACATCAGTTCTTCACCTTTTGCCTTGATTGTACCAGCTGAAGTTTTAGAGAAATTCTTCTTACAAGTAATTTCACTTTTTTTAATGTTATAAACACTTCTTACAGCATCAGCAACTTTTCCAGGCGCTCTTGATTTCATATCTTTTAGAGTACTTTCAAAAACTCCTGAAGGGTCGCTTACTGCCTTAGCAAAATTATTTATTTTTTCTGTCACATCTGTTATATCAACGTATGGAGTAATCTTTGCCATATTTCATTTACCCCCATCCAAATAAAAAGCCACCTATTTCTAGGCGGCTATGCTAAATGTTGGAAATTTCCAATAAAAAAGAAACGTGCTGTTTAAAACACACAACCTTTTATTGGACATTCTAACTATAACTCATCTTTTATAGGAATTTCAACGAATCGCAACGAATCGGAGGGAATTCTATGGAATCGGATGGAATCCTTACGAAAAGTTACGAATTCTATGGAATCGCAACGAATCCTATGGAATCCGATTGAATCGCAACGAATCGCATTGAAACAGGGCATAAAAAAAAAGACCTGCTGCATTAAGCAGCAAGCCTTTTTATCTCATTCTTTTAACATACCAGTTAGAGTTAGAAAAATTATTAAAGTTCCATTGTAAGTCAAAATAAAAATCTCCCTCAATATCAAGTTTAGGTTTAAAAGATGGTTTTTTTAAAGTTGTTATCTTATAACTAAAAAAAGCATCTTTTATTTCTTTAGCAAACTTTTCTATAAACTCGTTATATGAAAGTTCTAGTGTTTCCTTTGTCCTTTTATTTTCAACAATAACAACCATTTTTGCCATCTATTCCCCCTTTGTTGTCAACATCAATAACCCATTAGTGCCGATGCAAGTATAATTTGATTTGAAATACTTCTCTGCGCCTTTTGCCAATTCTTCAGGAAATTCTCTCTTGATATCTTCAGCAGATTTAATCCAGCCTAACAGCCTTGATACTTCAACGTTCATTGCCTTCATAAACTCTTTGTTGAATTTTATGTGAGTATTTCTATTTTTATAGGTTTTATATTCCATAAAAATTTCTTTACTATCTTTAAGATAGATATTGCATTTTTCACCGAAATAATCAGGTATATTTATACCGTTTGTCGCAAAACCTAAATTATTAGCAATAGTTAAAATATCTTCTACAATTTGCTTTGCCTGTCTTGGATTAATTTCAGGTTCCCAACTATAATGACTGCCGAAACTAAATCTATCGCAAATAATACGATAATCTAAGGCATAGTGTGAATTTTCATCAGCAAAGCGCCAATTACTCGTTCCGATTCTGTGATTACTTTTATAAGGCTTCGCATTTTCCACGCTTGAAAGTGTTTCGAAAAACTCTATTAGCTGATTGTCGTAATATTCATTTGCGTTTTTTATAACCCATAGAATCAACGGATAAATATTTTCAATCGTAAAATCAACAGTCAGAAGTTCTGCAAACTTTTTAAGCATATCTTCCCTAGTAGCGCTTGTTAATCGGCTTGTAATTTCTTCAAGCTCATCAAAAGCTATTTGCCAATACTTAACTTTTAAAGACTTAACTTTTTGCTTGATAGCTTCTTTTACAGCTTCTTTCTTAACACCAATAGTATTAAGAACTTCAAGATCTAAGCTTGAAATCGCTTTGAAATGGTTAAATAATTCCTCTTGCTCTGCATTGTATAAATCAACAAGGATTTTAGCCTTGCTTTGTTCCGCATTCACAAGCTGATTTTTTATTTTTTCTGTTTCTTCTCTTTCGATATCCCATTCACGTTTATTCTCTTTTGAACTATCTCTCATTTTAAAAGTTTCATCAAACCAACGGTCAAAAGCTGCTTTATTAAAATCATCTAAAGACCTCCTATAATATCTATTTTCAAAGCTTGCCCTTTTATCAATCTTAACTACATCAACTTTAGCTCTTGCAGCTCTTTCAGCGTTTAGAAAATCAAAGCTTCCTAAAACATTTGCTTCAACTTCAGCCGTTTCAATAGCTTTTTGTATGAGTATATCATCCTTCCAGCGTTGAGGAATAACCAAATAAGCCACGTTACAGTTTCCGTTCAAAATAATTTCTTTGGTCCATTCTTCAAATTCAGAATAAGGTGGATTACAAAATATTGTTTCAACCTTTTTGTCAATCAATAAGGTATTTCTGAAATCTGTACCTAAAACTATTGTGTCTTTATCCAACTTATCAAGCAAAATTCTTGATTTTTCTATAACATAATATTTGCCAAGCTTTGTATAATTAAAGTTATCTTTCTTGCTTTCTGCTGCTTGGAACTCTTCAAAAAACTTTTTGAAATTACACGTTCCGCATCCAATATCAAGAATATTATTATATCCGCTCTCCATATCGTTATAGATGCATTTAATCATTTCTTTAGTAGTCGGATAAAATTCAAAATCCTGATTGTTTTCTTTTAATTCTTCTATAAGTGCATTTATTGACATTTTCTTAATCCTCAATTTTTTTGTAACAATAATCTTCCAAATCCTGTAATACTCTTATTTCGTCAAGCAATCTTTCAAATCTTGGTCCTATCACATAACCAGCTCTTTCGTGCATTTTCTCCCTCTTAGTCTTGAAATATATGTAATACTTTTCCCAAAATAATTTATCTTCCATATTTTTATTTCCTTTCTTGTTCATAGCTCCATTGAATATTGTTATCTTGGATGTATTTCTTAATCGCTGTTACCATTGTTTTGTTAAAAAATGGATCTTGTTCTGCTCTCAAAATATATTTTCCTAGAAGTCTAATAGGGTCATATCCTAAATCTTTTACTTGAAAATCTATGCTATCTAAACAAGTTTCTAGTCCGTAAAGTTCTTCATGTGTTTTTGTCATATCGTTTTCCTTTCTTATGTCTGTAACCCTTGCTATGACTTCATATTAGCGTGCAATATTCATTCTTCAAGCCCTTCTAACTAATAAAAAAAGACCATCCCGAGAATTACCTCGAGATGGTTTTGTCCGTTTAAAAAGAAGAGAGAGCAAAATTATAAAAATCCCCTTACCTGTAAGGGTAGCCGTTCTTACAGGGTTTTGATATAGACATTATTTATTATAAGACCACCGTAACACATGAAGGGGATTTTACTTTTTATCTTGTTCATTTAACCACTTTTGGAACTCATCAATTTTTATGAATGGTTTACCACCAATACGCATAACAACTTTTCTGAAATTATACTTATTGTGAAAATCCCACTGTCTAATAGTTCCGATAGAAGGATAAGCAAAATACTTATTCCAATCACTAAAAGCAACTATGCCAACATTTTTAAATTTATCAGGTATTTTTATATGTATCATTATTGTGCATCCTTTCTTTTTTAAAAACCCTTTAAATACAAAAAGTTCCACCAAACTATGCTCGGTGGAACTTGCATCTCTCAAATTTATTTAAGGCTTTTAAATCATTATAATTTATTTTTCAATTCTTTGCAAGGCTTCGTATTCAGCCTTCTCTGCTAACACTCTCTGCCACAAAAGAGCGCAATCATCATTTGCTTCTTTTATAAGTAAATAAAGAGTAATTTCATCTATAGGTAGGCAAACAAAATGGTTAATACAAAATCTACCACCTACACTTTTTAATAAACCTAATTTTTCTAATCTGTCTGCAACTGATACAATATCTACTTTTTCACCATTATTATGCAGTTTTAAAATAGTGTCAAAAATATAATTTTCAGGAAATGCAAAATCTGAAGTACAATAATTTGTTATTATAGTTTCTATTGAATCAGGGTCGATAAGCATTTTTTTAATTACAAATCTTCTTAAATTTGTTTCAGCTAATGCACATATTGAATTAAATAATTTTGCATCTTCAAGTAATCTACCACTGTAAAAAATTCTGTTTTTCATAATTTCTTCCTTTCTTTTTTAATTAAAATCCTCTAAAAAACACTAGCGCAAGTGCATTTTTATAAACCCCATTGACCTCTTTATAAGTACCGTCTTTTTGTTTCTTTTTCATCTGAACAGGCTTTTTAGTAGCTGAATCAATGAATGTGTAACATTTGCGCAACCATTTAATCTCAACATTTGGATTGTATAATATGTAATCGTGCCAAAACTTCGTTTCTGTCCTTACAGGAATCAGCATCGCAATATTGCACCCACGTTCTTTATTTTCTCTATAAGCTTTTTCAACCCATTTTGCAGAATCGTTGAATGGTGGATTACACCAGGAATAATCCACCCAAGGCGCAACAAGACCGTCTATATCCCCATTTTTACAATACCATTTAGCTGGTATGTTCTTTTCACTACAACATGTATCAAGATTAAATTTATCAATACCCCACTTATCCAAAGCCATCTGATAAAGTTCAGGTGGTGTCATGTAGTCGTTTTTAGTGTATTCAAAATTGTATTTCATTTCTTTTACTCCGTTATTATTTCATCTAGTGTAATTATCCCTTGCTTTAAGGCTTCTAATACAATACAAAGCTTATTTTGTTGTTCAGGGAATTTGTAAGATAAACTCGCAATATGGCATCTTACGGTTGATTTTTCAATACATAACTTTTTAGAAATTTCCTTATAGGGTAAAGCCAGCATCGGAAGAATCTGTCGTTCCCTTTTTGTTAGTTCCATTTTCATATTTTTTCGTCCTCAACCCAAAAACCTAAATCAGCAATTTTTTGTCTATTTATTTCTGCCTGTCGTTCTAAGTCTTGTAATAAAAAATCCACAGAATTATCTTCTGTGGATTCTCTCTGTAATATTTTCTTATAAAGCTTTGACAAATCGCTTATTATCTTCTTAACGCTCATTTTTGCCCTCTTTAATTTCATATAGCTTCAATTTATTTCTTAAAGTTTCGTTATCTTCTCTCAAAACCTTGTTTAATTCCTCTTTTGTATCAAGGCATTTTTCAAGAAGTCCGTTATAATTCTGAAGCTTGTCATAATCAATAACTAAGCTTGAATATCTCATTAAAATATCGTTTTCACATTCTTTGCATTTATCCATCTATCACCTCAAAATTATCTATAGGAGTTACAATTATAATGCCTGTTTTAAGTCTAGGGCTTTTACACTGAAACTGTTTACCTTTTATAATCTCATTCTCAAATTCACAAGTTACATTTTCAGCTTTATTAAATTCCTCTTCAGATAGTTCTATAAAAGAAACATCATTTAACCATAATTTATACTTCTTCATTCCCCACCCCCTAACAAAAAGGTCTATCCATGAAATCGTAACCATCAATTAATAAACCTTGATGCTCCATTTCTTGTTGTTTAACTTCAACCATTTTCAGAAATTCTTCTGTGCTTATTTGTGAACCATACTCATCAATTAAACGTCCTCTGTGAATTATTCGTTTAACATCTTCAAAATCATTGATACAAGGTTGTTTATGAAATAAAAACTTCCAACCACAAGATGATTTACCTATATGTATGTTCAATTTAGGTGTCCCACAACAAGGACAAAAGTCTGTTTCTAAATAATAATTAGTTCCCATCTTTCACCTCACATTCTTTAAATAATGGTAAATTCTTTAGTTTAGTTTTTCTTCTTGTTTCTTTGCGGTGTTCTTTATCATAGTTATTATGGCATTTTTGACATAAAGCCCTTAAATTAGAAAAGTCGTTATTCTGTGGGTTATGGTCTAAGTGTGCAATCGTTAAAACGATTCTGAATAGCTTTTCTCCGTCCAATTCGTCAGCTTCTTGTTGCATACCCTCACTAATAATAAAATCACCGTTTTGGTTTCTATAACCCCAGCGATGATTTTCTACTCCACAAAATTCACATTTATTATTTGCTCTTTCAAGAATTTTTTGTCTTACTTCTTTCCAATTCTTAGGATATAGTTTTTTATTTTCAGGTTTTATCGGCATCTTCCACCTCACATTCGCTGATTTTTGATACATTTTCTAAAAAAGGTTTATGTATTTGTTTTAAATATGTATCAGTATCTTTATATAATTGTTTACAAATAGCTTTATTTGCGATGTTTTGTTCGAAATTAAGTTGTCCTAACGAACCTAAAAGAACACCAATAAAAAATACAGCAACTAAAACACATATTGTTTCTCTCATTCTTCCACCTCGCCGATTTTTTGTAGGATTTGTTTTGTTATTAGGTCATAACCACAACCTTTAAAAGCACAAGTATGTATGTTTAAATTCTTTTCTGCAATCTCTTTTATCTCGGTAAGTTTTTTAAACAAACCTTTATTTATATCATTTACAAAATCAATAGTACTGTTTTTATCATCTATATAATCTTCAATCAAAGCACTTATTTCGTTTTGGTCGTCTTGCCAATCATAATCAGTTAATTCAAAGAATTTTAGAATCCAATTTATAAGCTGTTTTGCTAAGTCATTCTCTGTTTTCAGCTTATCATACTCTTGTAACAACTGATAATTCATTTTTCCTGTTGATGTTATTAAGCCTTTGTCGCCTTGATGTTGTCGTTTCAACTCCTCGCATTCTTGCTCTTTGGATATAAGTTTTTGCATAATATAATTTAATTCATCTACTGAAAAATGAATATTATTATTAAAACAAATACCTTTAAGCGGTCTATCAAACATTGAAATATTAAGAGATATTGTATCACCTTCATATAAAATACAATTTTTACATTGCTCTGCCAATATTTCTACAATATTTATCTGTTTATCTGTCATTGTTCGTATTCCTTATCTAATTGTCTGCGTCTTTTATCTAAAGTTCTTTGGTTAAAAATACAACCAATTTGACCGTATTTATTTTCCGTCTGCTCGCTTTCATCAGTAAGCCAACATAGAGAGCAACTATCTTCTTCAAAATAAGCTGAACCTTCACCAACATAAGATTGAGCATATTTACATACATTACATCTCATCTTACCCCTCCTCAAATAGTGTGCGTACTTGGTGTATTAACTCAATTCTTTTATCATTAAAAAGCGTTAAATCTGATAAAACCTGTTCTTTTAATTGCTCTACATTAAAACAACATAACCTTGGCAAACACCAACAAGAATGTATTGCTGTCAACTCCAACAATATACGGTCTGTGATTTGTGGGTAATCAAAACTCACGCAATCATAACATCTTCTTGATTCATTGAATGGACACTTGGAAGGATTAATAAATGTATTTTGGCAATTTGGCTCAATCCCAAACGTATCAAAAAACTGTTTCTCTAGTTCGTTAGTCATTGGTAGCCTCTTTCAAAAAATCATCAAAATTATATTTATACCAATATTTCAACACCATATCGTTATAAGATGGTAGTTTTTTATCTTGCATTTTCTACCTCTTTTTTAACCAATTCAGAAAGCTTCTGTTTTTCTACTTTTAGCTTTTCGTTTACCGTTTCTAAAAGAAAAGCTTTGATTCTATCATCTGTAAATTTAATTTCTGTTTCCCAATAACTTTTTTCTAAACTTGCTTTAACTAAGTTGATATTGTCAATAAACATTGATTGTTCTGTTATTTCACTAGGTTTATTAATAACTGCCATTATTTACTCCTTTCTATACCTTTCACAAGTTGCTTGAAAGAACTCTGCTATATCTGGGTTCAAAACTCTAGGTCTTAAACAGCATTTTAAGGGATTATGCACATTTCCAGCGCAATATTCAGTTTGATTGCCCCAAATATTTTCATTTCTGTAATTCATACAAGTTTTACAGTTTTCCATATATTTCATCATTCCACCCATCTAATCCACCTCACTGATTCATAAAAAGCTATTAAAAAAATTAGAGTTTCTATCCCATCAAGTAATTTTTCATAAGTTATAAAATCATAAAAACTACATATAAAACTAATTGCAAAAAATATCTGCAAAGCAAATAAAAATATTTTCATTCTCTTTCCTTTCTTTTAATTTTCAATCTATTTTTATAACCAAAATTATTTTATTGATTTTATTGGGTTTGAACCATTTTTGAAATTAAAAAAGCTCGTCTTTCCGAGCTGTCAGGTCTTACAAATAATAGTGCGGTTTAATTTTTCATATCTTATTATTCTGCCGTAGTTGTTAGACTTGGGAGCTTGCCTAACGCAAGAGTATTCCGTGAACCGCCACGCTATACATACTTTGTCAGATATGTAATTCCCACTCTTTCGGGATGTCCGTTTCCCTAACGGTTTGTGCAACTTCGTTTCCTTATATGCACATCTTCCTAATTTCGGTTTTAAAGGTATCCTGCTAGGAACGTCAGCACCTATATTTAAAACAAGCTAAGTTGTTTTGTTTCTTTCACTATCTGTTGAGCCTGTAATAGCTCTTTAACAATAATTTCTCTTTCTATCCAGGTATTGAATTCAGGTAAAGTTTTTTCAAGTATCAAACTGTTACCACACCAGGCGCAATACTTCGGAATAGTGTTTGTTGTAACTATCTTCTGACACTTGGAACACCATTTACTTGCCATACTTACCTCTTTTCTTTATAAATCCCAAAAGAATTCTCTATGCATAAAAATTTTGTTATCTAATTCAATCTGTTTGAAACCTCTTATAAGCGTTTCCTCTAACCCTTCAGTTCCGATATTTGAATAGGTCATTAAAGTAGCATATTTAATCGGATGGATTTTATATGTATTACTACTAGTATCAGCATAAAGCTTGCAAACAACATGATTAGGACAATCAACGCAATGAGTTTTAAACTTGAAACAACAAGCCGTTGTATAATTCCAGCGTTGAAATGTCCTATCATATCTTGTAAGCATTTTTGTAGCTCCTCTAAAATAAATTCTGTTGCTTGTTTTTTGTATCTTTCCATTGAACGTAATCTTTTAGTTCTTTAATCTCTAATTCAATTCTTGGATTAACGTTATCGTGGAATACTCTGCTGCCATCGTGACCAGCAATAATATCTCGATTATCATCCAGGATTAAACCTGACTTGACCATCGCATCGTCAACAGCGTTTAAAAGGTTCGATAAATCAACCTTGCGCCTTGCATCCATATAGAAAATGCACTGTATATTAACTGGGTAATTAACCACTCCGACCTCTTGCTTTACTCGGTAAAAATACGGTAAAGAATCATTTTCAAAATCGCTATAACCAGCGGAAGGTGCTATAAACGGTGTATATGGGATATTAGCAACTGTTACCTTCCCTATCTTTATCTGAAAAGGTTGTTTCCTCCATAAAATCATTGGTGTATTTTTTTTAGTTCTTGGTTTAATCGGCAATGTAAACTTAATATTCATCTTAGCTCACCTCTATTTCAATATCGCTTTCTACTTCATTACCCCAAACATCCCAACCTTCTGTTTTCTGTCTAGCAAAAAGTTCAACTCTTGGTAAATCACCTATAGCTCTTACTATTAAATCTTTTATAATAACTGGCTTTTTTGAGTGTTCTTCTCTTATGCTATGAACTACACTAAGCACATCTCTATTAACAGGTTTTAATCTTCTGTTTTTGTCTTTGGGTACTCCTATTAAACATAATTCTGTGTTCTGTCTTGTATAATATCCCATACCCCAACTTGGTTTACCATTCTTGGATAGTTTGACCCAATCAAAACCCAACCCATAGTATTGAAAACCCCAAGCTTTAATAACTTCTAATCCTTGCTCTAATCTTGGGAATGTTACCCATAAAAATAAAATACATTTATCAGCTTGTAAGTTTTTTATCGGTAAGTTTTTAATATCTTCAATGTTCATTGTTGGATATGGTAACCCAGCAGTACCTCTATGACCACCACCACTTTCTTTATATTCCCAAGGTGGGTCTGCATAAATTATATTGTATTTCTTCATTCTCTTATCCTTTATATAAAAAGGAGGGTTTTACCCCTCCTCGTTATCTACTACTAGATTCAATTTTCCTTGAACTGTGCCTGTATCTCCGTTTATGTAAGCCTTAGCAAGTTCAATAGTTTCTTTCAAAAGTTCTTCGTGCGCTTCTGAAATAAAGAAAGTTTTCTCATCCATACCTTCTTTGTGTAGCGGTAATAATGGAGTTGAAATATTAACAACTGCGTTATTAGCTGGATTGAAGGCATATTTTACACTATATAAAACACTGTTAAGTAAATCGTTTCCTTTGCCATAATCAAACTTAATAGCGTTCATTGTGATATTTGCAATATCTTTAGCTAAAATTGGCATACATCCAACAAAGCCCTCAACATTCTCCTGGAACTTCTTGAAAAATTCATCGGTAACTTTTTCTTTTCCTGTAAAAACTACTTCTGAACTAGATAAATCACCCGATTGAACATAGTTAATAACTGCTGTTTTATCGCTGTTTATCTTCACTTTGTTAATCGCTGTAATCTTAATTTTTTCTTCTGTCATAATTCCCCCTTTTTCTAATTTTCTAACAATTCCGACATTAAAATCGGCTTAGTAATAACTTTTGTTTGTTTGCAGTAATCACATTTTCCGCATCTATCAGGTTCTACTTCACCTGATTTCAATTTTTTAATCCGTTCTGCACCGATTCCGACACCAACAAGCGTGCCGTCAAGCTCGCTTTGAGTTATCTGAATTAGCTCAATATTTGTAACCTTGCCTTTATCAGCTACAGCGATAAAACAAGGAAGTTTTTTACCAGTGTTTAACTCAACGATTTTCTGATAAATCGCTAATTGGAAGTCATAACCTCGAGCCTGGATAAAGTTTAATTTTCCGTTTTCTTTTGAATAATGGGTTTTATAAATATCATCAATTACCTTCAAATCAACGATTGCTTTATCAGGTAAATAACTATCCATTTTGATTTTCCATAAAGCGCCTTCAAACTCGGCGGTCATTATGGTTTGTTTTTCTCCTGATAAATACTGCATGAGCTTTTTATCTCGCTCAATCCTTGCGATAATTTCTTCAGCTTGTTTATATTCCGCTTTTAATGTACCATCTTTTTTGACAATCTCTAGATGGTTCATTTTGAAATCTGCTAAAGTTCCTTCAAAGTGGCTATCTACAAAAGAACCGACTAACATTGCTGTAGTCGGTTCAACTTTATATTCTCCCTTTATCTTAGCTAAGGCTTGTGCTTCACATCCTTTAGCCCCTAGCGTTCCGAAAAAATCCTTATACTGACTAACTGAAATATACTGTTGATTTGCTTTTTCAGAATAGTAATTACTGTTCGTTAGCTTCAAAGTACTCATTAGCCATTTCCTCCATTTCTGCGCTTACTTCCATTTTTTCGAAAGGGTCGTTAATTAGTAAGTGTTCTTGTTCCTCAATCTTTTTAGCGATTTCATCAGCTTTCGAAACTTTGGGTTTTTCTGTAATTGCTTTAGGTTCTGCGAATACGTCAATAATTTCTTCTTTAACCTGTTTACGTGAATTATCAATCTTATTTCCCATTTCTTCTGCTGCATATTCGTTGCCTAATTCTTCAGGGAAAGCTTTTCTTAGAGCTGCAGCTTCAGCGCATTTAGCAATTTGTCCGTAAGGTCTTTGTTTCCACATCGAATTTGGCGCTCCTTCTTTTGTTGTTGCTACAGTTTCAAGCCATCTAACCTTATCACCAGCAAAAGGAATCCTTACACCGTTAAGCATTCTATACACTGTAACTTGCGCATATTCAGGGAATGTAATCTCAACACCGCCAACTTTTTGAGTAATATCAGGGCCATAAACTGTTTCATCGCATCCAGCATATTGTCCAGTTCTCATCGCTGTAGTTCTTAGCTCTGAAATACCTTGCCAAACTGTATCAATCATTCTTTTTTGTTCTTTGTTCCAAATTGGTACAATGTGAACTGGTTTTTTAAGTATGTCTAAGTTTCTAACTTTACAATAGTCAATCGCCATTAGAATACTAGCATCACTAGCACCTGGAAAAACTGTTTCTTGCAACACTTTCCAAGTTTGACCGTTAATGTTTCTAACTTTCAAATCATTAGCGATACTGCTACTAACCTTTGTTACTGCATTCTGTGTCATTTTTCTCTTTCCTTTCTTTTTCTCTGAAAAACTCAATTCCTTCTCTGTATTCTTCTTTTGTAATCAACTTCTGCCTGAAGCATTCTTTAACATCTTCAACGCTTTTTGCGTGTTCATGTAGGTATAAATCCCACTCGCTTTCATAAATATTTGCGTGTCTAAAAGGGTCTATCATACTGTACCCGCCTTTAATCTTTTATAAAAAGGTATTAGCAAACCTTGTCTATAAAAAAGCATAGTGTCAAGTTTTGCTTTTTCAAAAAGTTCAACTTCCATAAATACTGGCAATACTGGTCCTGTTTGATTCTTTTTGTACATAGCAAACGTATGAGCCAAAACTTCATCAAATATTTGCAGATACTCTATAATGTTTTTTTCTTGTGTTTCCATTACTGTATTACCTCCAATGGTGGTTGGCTTGGTATCATTTCTTGAATACAAATTTTCTTATTCAATCTTTCTGATTGAATCTGCAAGCTTACAATTTCAAAGCTTGATGCATTGTAGAAAATAAAACCTAACACCGCTACTAATAAAACTTTTTTGAAATCAATTCTCTTAATCATTTGTACTAAATTCATCTTTTTATCCTCTCTTACTACTTGTTTGCAAAAAAAAGAGGGTATAAATACCCTCTAGTAACTTTCTACATTTGAAATCTAAAAAAAAGAGGGCTTGTAGATTAACTGAAGTATAATAAGCCCTCTGAAAAACCAACTATCGCAAAAAATCTAAAAAAAAAAGAGAGCCAAGGATATGAATACAGTTTAATTATTAGCTCTCTAAGTATGGATCTAAGTGTTTAAACCTAAAAAAAAGCGAGGAAGTAAACTATTACACATTAATAACAAGGAGGTTATTTTTCCTCGCTGTCCAAACGGGATATTGATTAAATATCTTTTTCATTTTTCCAATATCGGAGTTTTAACAACTCCGTTGACATTTTATAAACTTTTGAAGCGCATCATGTTTTCTTGCATACATTAGGCGCATATAAGATTCATAATTATCAGAATCTTCATCTATCCCCATTAACTCAAGAATCTCTTTCATACTCATATCGTTCATAAAATGATATTCAAGTAAATCTTGATAATCTGAATTTGTTGCTCCTTGCACTGGTTCGGGAAGGTTAGATATACAGTTAATTACCCCCTTCAAAATATCAGATTCGATAAGAGCTTCGTTTTTTAGTTTCTCGAGCTTATTTTCTTTTTCAATTTTTTTTGAAATCAAAAAACCAACTTTATCAAACTTAGTTTGATTTCTTGGCATATCAGTTAATTTTACACTTCCAGGAGAACTTAATTTAGAAGAAATGACGTCAATTTCAGATTGAAGTTTTCTAATCGTTCTAACCCTGGATTGTTGGTTATACAATCTGTCAATATTGACTATTTCCTTAACACTCATTCTAGCCCTCGTTTTTTATTTTTTAAAATTCATTTGCTACATATAAAATTTTAACTTGATTTTTCAATTCTTGCTCTTTTTCAGCAATATATTTTTCTTTTTCTTCATCAGTCATATTTGATTTTCTAGGAAGATTGACATTAAAAATAACATTTTTACCAATTAAAGTAGTTTCTTTTGGATATCGTGTTATTTTTTTTATTTCATTTTTTGTTTTTTTGTTTTCGTCCTTATACTCAAAGCGCTTTCTAATCTCGCTTAAAGAACGACAATCAACGTAGTTATTAACCGTAAAGTCATAACAATAACCATTCTTTAACTCAACTCGGATAATGGATTCATTATTAAGCCTTGCTTCCTGTTGAACTATTTTCTTGAACTGTACTACTTTGTCAGAAAAATATTTAGGCATCGGCAAAACTCGTTTATCAAAGGATTTTATAACTTCTTCATAAAAAGCTTCCCAGTCTACAGGATATTTAGTTGTCAAGGCTATGTCGTAAGTGGTGACTAAGTTCTCTTTTTCTTCTTTCCCGAAGAATTCAAAGATATAGTGTATAAAATCACGTCTTTTAGTGATATTAATTGCCATATTCGTCAACCTCCCATTCTTCGATTTCTTTTTCTAGCGCTGATTTCTTCTTGTCATAAGTTCCTGATAAAACCTTGATGTAGTTATCATCCTTTAATAACCAAGTGTAATTAGCGGTGAAATTAGGTAAATCAAAATCAATGTTTTTTAGTTTCTCGATAACAACTGGAATCGTTTCTCTAAAATCTTCAATCTCTGCTGCTAATTCAATAAGCTTGTTACGTTGGTTATTAAGTAGATAAGGTTTGTTTTTAAAAACCTTTTGATATTCCTTAGAAAAAATTTCATTTATAGGATTTATATAAGGGTCTATTTTCTTTTTTGGTTTTTCAGAAAAATTTTCAATATTATTATTTATATTTAAAGTATCTATTTGTTTATTAGAAGTATTATATATATTCTTATATTTATCTTTATCCTTATATTGTACCCTTGGGTAAGGGTTACCTAACCCTTGGCTAAGGGTTTCAAAAATCCCGTATTTATTGAGTTTTGCAATTACACCCTTATGAAGTGAAAATTTTGGGTTTAATTCAGAAACTTCAACTTTGTATTGAAATCTGATAAAATCTTCAATAAAAATTGTATTTTCATTTATAAAACTAACTTGTTTTATTGCTTCAAAATCTTCTCTTGTAATTGGTTGTTCAAAACAAACTCTTAACATTCTTTTTGAAATCTCATAAATACCAGCACAATCGCAATTATCAAAAAGAAATTTAACGAGTAATTTTTGTTTATCAGTTAAATCAAGAAACCAATCTTTATTCCAAATTTCAGAATCTGATAATCTCTTTACCATTTCTTAAATCTCCTCATTAAATGCTTTAGAAAGCGCTACACTTTGTAGCGCTAATTGAAACATTCAATCAAGTTTCTTGGTTCTATAGGTTTCAGCCCGTTCTCTCAATAGTTTGTTTGTAAAACTCCGTATTGGTTACTTCAGCATCTATAGATATAAGGTTTAGTCATTAACTTCAGTTTGAAAAAGTTTCAAACTTACCTAAATTGTTTAACCTTACGTTTACCTATTCAATTTTCAATGTTCTGCTCTTCTTTTTGCGCTTTTAAGGTGTCGCAACCTTTTTAAATTTGTTTACTATTCGAATTTTTCGAATAAATACTCATACGTAAAATCGTTTCCGATTGCTTTTTTGATTCTTTCCATTTCATCAAGGCAAAACTCTGTTTTACCTGACATTTTTTTTGAAAATGTTTCATACCTCATTTCGATAGCTGAAGTAAATTCTTTGTAAGTCATTCCTTTTCTTACTATCTCTGCTTGTAAATTCTTAAACATTTCTTTGTTCCTCATATTTATTTAATACGTCTTATAATTTTTTTTGTATTTTTAATGTATCTTTTTAATACGTTTGGTACAAAATATACTCTATAATATTTTACTTTTTTTGTCAAGCGTGTATTTTTTTAATACTTATCAACCAACTAAAAAACTACATCAAAGGTGTATATTTGCTTGTTTTGTAGTTGCCAAAATTGGGAAAATAGTTTAAACTAAAACTAGAAAGGATAGTTGAGATGAATGATATTGCACGAATTGTAAAAATGTACAAAGTCCAATTAAGCATGACTAATGCAGATATAGCAGAAAAAACAGGACTTCCCGAAAACACAATCGCAAGAATTTGTTCAGGAAGAACTGCAACCCCAAAACTAAGCACTCTTAGACTTTTAGCAAAGGCTTTTGATTGCACTATTGATGACTTATCAGGTTCAGAAGAAGGTGTTGAACCTTACTATTTAGATAAAAAAACTGGTGCTATAGCTCAAGAATTAAAAGAAAATTCCGATTTAAAATTTTTATTTGATGCTTCAAAAGACTTACCACCTGAAGATTTACAAACTCTAATAGGCATGGTCAATATGTTAAAAAGGAAATAGAATGAACTATCACACAATTTATCAAGAATTACCCTATAAGATTAGAGGTTTTGTAGTACATAATTCAAGTGAGGATTTTTATACAATCGTTTTAAATTCTCGACTAGCTCATTGTCAGAATATAAAAACTTTTTGGCACGAGTTGCAGCACATAACAAACGATGATTTTAATAGTGAATTAAGCGTAGATATGATAGAAAAATTTGCACACGCAAATTAAGAAAGGATGTGAAAATGACTATTCCAGGTGAAATATTAGCCCAGGAAGAAGTTAAAAGTTCTTCTTCTGACAATACTTACCTAGTTACTCTTTTTGATAATTGTATAAGTTGCACTTGCCCCGCTGGTGGTCGTAAAACTTTTTGTAAACACATGCTTTCATTAGTTCATCAGAATTTAGAAAAAATAAAAACTGATTCAGAATTTTATAAAAATTTAATACTTCTTTTAGAAATGAAAAACGATAAAAACCACGATTATGAAGTTTTTAAAGAATTATCAGCTAAATTAATTTACTCTGATAAAGGGATTGCACAACAAGCAGCTTTAAATTCTGTTGCTCATAGTGAAAATAGAAAAAATAAAAATAATTTCGCTGAAATGATTGCAAACGATATTAATAACATTGATATTCATAACCAATTTGAGTTTTTTGAATTACTAAGTAAAGCCTATAATAAAAAGAATATTGGATTCAGATATTGTGAATATCCTCAAAGTTTAGATGAATTTATAAAAAAGGGTTATCTAATCGAAACTAAGCAACCACCTAAATTAAGCGATTTTATAAAAATGGATTCAGGTAGAAAAAGTATTTATTTTTATAAACTAGCACCTGAAATTATAGAAATAAGACAAAGTTTATATAAAAGTTTATCTATTAAATTTCCTAAAATACAAAAGTGGTCTGAAGATGGTACTTGGTTTACGGAACAAAGAATCATTGATCCGAAATATTTATAACTTTAAAAAGGGGATAGAGATATCCCCTTATTTTTAGCGCTGGAGTTTATTGAATTGTCAATGTACAATATCAACAGATTTAATTTTGTTGCATTACAAAATAACCTGAAGAATGTTTAGGTTTTATTAGTTGAAAATGATACACACAATAGGATAATCCCTATTTACACTATCGTTATAAATTCAAATAGTTAAATTGTATATTAACCAATTAGGCGATTATTTTTAAAACCACTTATGTTTTTCTTTATAAGCTTCACTTACTTTATTTTCTTTTAAAACCCTTGAAATATATTGTCTTGAACATCCAAAATGTTCTGCTATTTGTGAGATTGAATTTTCAGGATTATTTAGTGCAAAACCGCATATATCATCAGTCTTTCCTGTTTTCTTTCTACCAGCATATCTGGGATTTGATTTTTTAGGATTGTAAACTTCATAAAGTTTGATATACTCATTGTAAGAACCTTCTTTAAGCACTGTATTAGCTACTATTTTAATATTAAAATCTCTTTCTAAAATCTTTATTAACTTTTCTTTTGCTGCTTGTTCATTCTTTGAAATCTGCATTGACCTTATTGAAACAGTTAGCATACGGTTTTACCACCTTTTTTATTTGTTGAAGTTAGTCTACACCTTATTTCTAGGTTTGTAAACAAAATTAATTAAGTTTTCTAAAAATAAAACTGTCCTATCGGTTAATCGGGGGGAAAGTAGGAATCTATGAAAGAGAAAAACTTTGTTGTTCTATACACTCAATTTTATGGTGGCAAGGAAATAAGCAGACATACGAGTTTAAAAGAAGCTATGAAAGTTAAAAGAAGTTATCACATGAAAAATAATTGCGTTGATGTAGCAACTATACTTCCTCTAAACGAAAAAGCACAAGAAATGCTGGTAGATGCTATAAATGAAAAATACGGAACTTATTGCGATAAATATCAATTTCCAATTTACGAAAAATAGTTAAAATCTTTTGCTCTTTTTTTGCTCTTTTTTCCCCTTGTATGTTTTTTTCTTTGCATAAATATATGTTATTTATTATATTTAATATATTTAGGGCTTTCGCAAAGCCAGTGTTTAAGCCATTCCTAGATATGCTATTAGGAGTTTTAGTGCGAGTTACTAGGAGTTTTAGTGCGAACTACTAGGAGTTTTAGTTCGGTGGATAAAATTTCTTAGGAGATTTTTGTTGACAAACTCCCCCCGAATCTATACACTAACCAAGAGGGATTAATACAGGCTTGAAGATTCTTTTCAAGCCTACTTAACCATTTGAAAATACTAAGGAGGATTCATGTAAATTGAACTCTTATGAAAACCTAATAATCGAAGAAAGAAAAGGGTATCTTGTAGTGAAAGCAAACGAACTAATACGAAAAAGCAGATTTGAATTATCTTTACCCGAACAAAAAACAATAGCATTTATTTGTTCTATGATTAAACCTGTTGATGAAAAAGAAAATTCTTTTCAGATGGAATATGACTTTAATATCCGTGATTACTGCAAAGTTGTAGGAATTGATTACAGCAGTGGTACAAACTATGCCGATATAAAAGCAATCCTGAAGAAACTATCTGACCGTTCAATGTGGCTTGATGATGGTAACGGAGAAGTTACTGTTCGCTGGCTTGCAAAAGCAAGAGTTAATAAAAGAAGTGGATTAGCAAAGATTGAAATAGATAGAGATTTAGCGCCTTATCTTTTTGACTTGGGTCAAAAATTCACGCAATACCAACTTAATAACATCCTTGCGATGAAATCAGCTTTTTCGGTTAGAATGTATGAGCTTATGAAATCTTACTCTTTTCAGAAAGGCAAAACTTTTGATCTTGATGAACTTAAACATATTCTAATGGTCGAGAATGTAAAGTCATATAACAATTACAAAGACTTTAGAATCTACGTCTTAGAAAAGGCCCAGTCCGAAATAAACGAACTAACAGACATTAAAATTTCTATTGAACCGATATACAAAGGTCGCAAAGTTGCCAAGGTTAAATTCCGCATCGAAGAAAAAACAGTTTTTGAACGTGCAAAATCTATCGCAAAAACAAATATCATTCTAAACAAGAATAAATAAACATAGTTTTTATACCGTCAGACGTTTCAGAATCGTTTTCTAGCGATTTAAATCACATTTTGGTACATTTATACCCTTTACATATTTTAAACGCTTAAAATGGCATTCTGAACGTTGTATATTTAAACCCTTGCTTTTGCTTTTTCACTGAACTTTTTCCAAGCATCGCTAGTATAAGGAGCGCTACTATCTAACGACATATCATTATAATTTTTAATAAGTTCTTGTGTTTCTCGAATACTACACAAAGCCATTTGTGTTACTTTTTTTTGTTTTTTGTATTCACTAATTATCTTTGCAGCACTGCCTGAACTTTTAAGGGTATTCACATAGGCTTTGATATTTCTAGCACCGTGTTTAATTGCGTATTCTTCCAGTATGGAATCATTGCTTTGAAATGAATATACATTACCCCCCTTTTTCTGTGGTTCTTTAATAGGTTCAATAGTAGGTTCATGTTGTGCCAATTTGTCAGCTTCTTTTTCGCCAGTTTGTCCTAAATCTTCTGACATATTTTCAGGGCGCTGTGACACGATTCTTGAAGTGAATTTATAGTGATTGGTGTATTTACATTCAACCATTATTAAACTTTCGTTTAAAAGCTCCTGAATAGCTCTAACAACAGAACGCTCTGAAATACCCAATTTTTTAGCTAATGTTTTTTGTTTTGGAAACATATCAGCTTTTTTAGGATTATAAAAAGATGATAATTCCAATAAAACCAATTTTGCTGTTGGTGTTAGTTTAAATTGTGACAAATTGTTAAGTAAATTTTGCGTAAGCGCAAATTGTGAAAATCCATGCTGCGCATGCTTTTTAGCTGTGTTCATAAAATTTCCTCCCTCAAATCTTCCCATAACCAAGTTGACCTGCGGTAGAATTTATGATTTAATAAAGTTGCGAAGTTTATTAAAGGTTTTTGGTTCTACCGAAGCCTTTTTTTATTGTCTTTTTTTCTTTGCCATGTCATGTAACCAAACATGTCCATGACTTTCAAGTAAATTTTTATTAATGTAACAAAAACTTTACTTTAACTTTTATAATTTTATTAATTTTGCTATTATCGTGTCAAGTATAGGATATTTTATAGTTATTTTCGCAAGTGTAGTTAATGTATGGATAATATATGGAGTTAATGTATGGAGAGAAAATTAAAATTTTCTGAATTTGCCGAACTTATAGGCACAACAGCAAAGACTGTTTATAAAATGGAGGAAAGAGAAGAGATAACAACTGTAATTGAAAAGGTAAACAACCGACCAACTAGGCTTGTAGTAACGGATGATAACCAAATAAACCATTTTAAAAATGTTTACAGTAAGTCACCAGTTAATTACAGTAATTATGAAGAGAATGTTACAATCAATAACGAGGTAATGAATAATAATGACTCTTCACAATCTGCTAATAACAATGAAATTATTCAAGAAATGTTTGATAAAATGATAGTATTGAATGAGGAATATAATAACCGCATATCAAAACTTAATGAAGAGTTAATTGACTCAAAGAGCAAACTGCTACTTTTAGAAGATAAAGCAAATAGAGAAGGCTTATATCTTGCGGAAATTAACACGTTAAAAAAAGAAAATAACGAGTTAAAATTAAGTAAAAGTAAGTCATTGAATATCTTAGTTACCGTAATTATAATTCTTTTAATGGTTGTTGTAAGTATGATTACCTACAATGTCACTGTAGGCACAAAAAAAGAGCGAACTCAACAAGAAGTAACACAATCGGTTAATGAAATTCAACCAACTGGTAACAAACCTGTTAAGTCCGCTGTCAGAAAAAAGTAAACAATGATAGATGTAAAAATATATATCGAATAGCATGATTCCAATAAGGATTATTATGTTAAGGTGGTTATAAATTGTAACCACCTTTACTATATCCAATCAGAAAAATTTTAAGCCTGTTTTCGTATACTCCATTTAGAGGATAAAAAAATAAACCCGTGATTTTTTTGTCACGGGTTACAGTGTGTGTATTATTAAGTATAAGAGAGAGAAAAAAAAAGGATTATAAAAAGAAGGTATTATAAAACTTTTTCAGATTTTATAATCTTAATAGCTTTGCAGATTGCATCTGCAAAAATTATTGGTTCATCCAATAAAAGATTTTCTTCTTCAGGATTAGATAAAAAAGCAAGTTCAACTAAAATAGCTACAGCCTTAGTGCGTTTTAGAACGTGCAAATCATTTCTTGAACCAATTCCCCTATCTCTAAGAGTTGTTGCATCTACAAGCTCATTTTGAACGATTCTAGCACATTTTAAACCTTTAGTTGAAGTTGGGAAATAATAAACTTCAACCCCGTTCGCTTTTCTATCAGTAAAAGAATTACAATGGATTGAAATAAATAGATCAGAATTTGAATTATTTTCAACTTGTGAAACTTCTGCTAAAGATTTTTCTTGTTGGAAAAATTCCACGTTGAAACCATTTTGAATTAGTTGACAAGCTAATAAAGAGCTAACTTTTTTAGTAATGTCTGCTTCTTTAGTTCCGTTTTTTGAAACTGCACCAGGGTCAGTTCCACCGTGTCCAGCATTTACAAAAATTTTCATTTAAAATCACCTCTGCGAATAATATATTCTTTTATGTGTTCTTGGTTTTCAACAACCGTTTGCATTGTTTTACCTATAAAATCAAACTTCTCATCTAATCCTTTTGTAAATTGTTCAAATGCAACTTTTTCTAAAAACTCACGTCTTACATCGTCCATAAGGTCTCTGCGTTCAAGTTGCATTTGTTCTCTTGTTGTATAAATTTTGAGCTTTTCGTCTATTTTTTCATTAGCTACAGTTCCAGCAACATCTTTAACAAATAGCCTTAAAAATACCCAAGCGATGCAACCACCACTAAAAAGAGAAGTTACTGCTGCAATTAAAATTTCTTTCCAAATTTCCATTTACTTTTCCCACCTTCTACCGCATAAATCTTTACCGAATAATTTTTGGAAGTTGTCAACAGCGTGATATGCTATCCACATAAAAGTTTTGTTGACCTTGCTTGCGATGCCGATTTCCCTGAAAATCATTGAAGATAATTGTCTATCGTTATCAATCAAATCGTGCCAATTACAAAGAAGGTCATGCACCATTGAAGCGTTTAATAACTTAGGGTTATGTTGTAGCCCTAAGCAGTTTGTACCGTTCCACCTGAAGCCTTTAGCAATCTTAATAGGGTACTTTTTGCCTAAATATTCAACATTAAAAACAACTCGTTTTTTGTTTATGTATGGGAATTTCTTTTTTGCTTCTGCTGTAATAGCACTGTCAGAAGGTAAAGGTTTACATACCCCAGTACTAGGTTCAACATCGCTTGTAATTCTCAATTCAGGTTTATCGCACCAAACTATTTCGTGATTTTCCATATAACCCTCCTTTTTTTATTAAAAAAGGACACTTCGAAAAGTGTCCTTTGAGCTCGTTCTATCTATTTATACATTTGATAGATGAGTAAGAAGTTGCACACATAGCGCCCCAACAAACTATAATTTCTACAGATGATATTATAGCATATATCGTTTTGTTAACATTAACAAGACGTTAAAACCTCCACGTAATCTTAAACTCAAACCCACCATTACTTCTGGGTTTCACGTAACCTGTCGTGGGTTTCTTGAACAATTTCAATAACCTTTTCACCCACGAATTTTTCGATGTTTTCCGAGATTTCATTAATCTTTTCCTCTACAAAAATTGTGGTAGCCACTTCGTTATCTAGAATATTTCCGATAACACGTTTAACAATTTTCTTTAGAACAAATTTTTCTAACCATTTTAACATTACTTATTCTCCTTTAAAGCTCTTTTCAAAGTTCTTAACCAACCTTTTAGATATTTAACACCGTTAAAACTATCAGTTTCAACATCCATCATAACCAATATGTATTCAATCAAAGATTCTAATTCTATAGATTTTCTAATGGGTTTGTTGCTACGTTCCATATTTGAAGCTCTATCCATTAACGAGTAATTGTAGAGGTTAGATTTACCACCTTTAGATGTTGGGATTGTATGGTCGATACTAACAGTTTTAATCTTACGTCCTGTAATATCTTTTTTAAGCGGAATTCTACCTCTACGAAATTCAGTCTTTAGAATAGACTTGTTTTCAAATATCGGCTGATTAGTCGGTATTGGTGGAATTATCATTTTCTACACTACCCTTCTGAATTATTTACATTGTTACCACTTGGAATATTCTCAACTACCGAGTTTTCCTCGTCTATTGGTTCAGAATTATCTACAACTGGCTCAGAAATTAAGTACGTGTAATCATTCGTTTCAAAGAACTTATCTAATTGTTCAGAAGTAAAGCCTAACAAAGCACCTACAGCGTTAACATAATGATTACCACGATAGAAATGGTTAGCTTTAAGTTCAATCCTCAAAGCTTTAACATCTAAACCTTGTGGTGGATTAGCCATAACAAAAGCTAAGATATCATCGAAATCCATTCCTTTAGCTTGGTAAATTCCACGCTCAACATCTGCACCTGTTAGGTTAAGTTTAGCTATACGTTCTTTTTCTTCAAGCTCTTTTTGTTCATCAGTTTTCATAGGACATTTATTAGCTAGATACCAAGCCCCATCGATATCTGATTGTTGAACATCTAATTCTATCATTCCGATTGATTGATAAAACTCTGTATTAGTACCTAATCCTACTTCACAAAGCCCAGTTTCTTGATTGATAACTTTTGCATATTTAATCATTAGTTTACTCCTTTCAGTGGGTAGAAATGAATAACATCAAATTCATATTTGAGAATTGGTAAAGCAAAGGTAATTACATCTCCTTTAGATACATTAAATTGAAAATCGATATTCAACCAAGCGCCACCACTAGAATATTGATATATTTGCACACCGTTTACCTTAACCCAAATACTACCACTGGAATAAGCGCTTAGAATATGTATTAGCCCATCTGAAGGACAAACAAAACCACTCGAAGGAACAATTCCAGCACTATAATCTGGAATAATCCAAGAAGTAATTTGTGTCTTAAAACTCTGCGATGGCAAAATATTATCTAAAAAGATATTCGCTTTTTGTTCCATCTGCGCAACTAAACCACCAGCGTCGATTTCAGTATCATTTACAACAGTATTACCCACACAAATGTATAAATATTTGTCTGTATTAGGCTGTACTACTTTTGAAGTATCTGCAACAATACCCGATTTTGTTGGGTCAGTTGTTACACCAATAGCACCGCTAAAACCATTAGTATTATAAGCATCAGTAACTGAAAAAGGTAAATTACGGTTATCATTAGTAGAACACCAAGCACCTATATAATTACCAGATTCACTAGCCAAAACGCCATTTTTACCGTAGTTATTAGTTATGCCTAAAGCCATTCCATTACCAACAACTGGGACTGTTGAAACAGAGCCTTTAACAGCAAAATATTTATCTCTAGGTAAAAAGATTCGTTCATTTTCTGTATCAATACCATAAAACCAAGCAGAACCTGTAGAATTGTATATATCATCAATTTGTTGTTTAGCTGTTATAGGATAAAATAAATGTCCATTAGGGTTCTTTGTAACAGTATCAGCCCCAGTCCACCAGCGAGAACCATTAATGTTAATATAAGATTCGTTAAGGTCAATTGAGCCAGTAAAAGCACCATCATAATAAACACCATTTGATGTGAAATTAGCACCAAGTGCTAAATTATAACCACTGGCGATTGCAGTTGTTACTGTGCTGTTTCCCTCCATTGCAAGGTTTTCTTTGTTTGTACCTAATTTTAAAGTATAACCATTTATTGAATTGTATTCTAATAAACAATAATAGTCGGTGTTAGTTTTTAAAGTAGTTTTTCCAACAATTGAAGCGATTTTTGTTGATGTATTATTAGAATAAAAGTCAACAGCCAAATTCCCAGCTGAACCAATATTAAGGCTTATTTGTTCATAAGATAAGCTAGATGAGTTTACAAGGGCTTGTGCAGGACCAATTGTTCCTGTAGTAAATTTTAAAAACATTTCCCAATTACTAGAATTAGGACTGAAATTATTAGGTAATACAGCCCAAGACGTACTATTAAAGCCATTTATCACACCATTATTGTCAATTAGTGAGCCAACTCTAGTAATGTTAGATTGCAACCACTGTTTAACATTTGAGCTATTTTCATATTCTTCTAAACACTTTGCATAAAAGTCGGGATATAAAGCACCGCTAACATAAGTCCCTTGTAAAGCCCAACCTTTTGCGGATTCTCCTCCAAGAATATAGTCACTAATTTTTGTATCGAAAAGATTAAAGCCTGAACCACTTTTTTCTGTTTTATCAAAAAGAGCGTTTATTTTTTTTATAGATTCAACTTTACTATCTGTGCATAATAATTTTTCTAATTCTGCCATCTTATCCCCCTAAGAAAAGACTAAATACCCGTCAAACACATCTAAGGATTGAAGGGTTAATATATTTTGTGAATTGATTACAATATCAACAAACTGAACTATTACGTTTCCTAAGTCTGTTTTCTTGAACACGTTAAGCCCTGTACCTTGTTGACCAGTATTGAGTACATAAAGCCCTAAAGCTTCATTGAATACCCATTCATCGGCTGAAAATTCATATAGGTTAAGAGCATCTTTTTCGTTGATATAAATTCTTACATTTGCTGTCGCACCTACTGAAACATTGCATTCAATATCTTTTTTGATTTGATAATTAGCAACATGTGGGGTTAAGTATTCAGCATTGTCGTTTCTGTTGCCGTAAGCATAAAGAATCTCTTTTGATTCGTCTTCAGGGTCATAAATATAAACCCCTAATTCTCTATACCAAAAAGATTTATCTAAATCAGATGTTGAAAAAGCACCTAACAAAGTTACAATATCATTGTTTTGTATAGCCATTGTATCAATCGGAACTGATAGAACTTCATGAACAAGTTCGGTCTTTGTAAGGTAATTATCCATATTGTATTCATAGCCATCACCAATAGCAAAGCGTTTGAATGTGATATTAGCACCAGCGATAATCTGCGCCATTATCTTACTGCCCGCATCGGTTATGACATAGCTTATATAATCTTCAGCCATTTGTTAATCTCCTTATAAAATTAACCCTGAAGCGCTTCAACTGCTGCTTGCAAGGTTGCAATTTTTGTTTCTAATTCTGTGATTTTGGTTTGATAGTCGTTATAGTCAACTGCCATAAATGGAAGTTTAGGTTTTAAATTTGAAACTACTCCTTTATTTAATGAAAGAGTTGCAGCAACGCAAAATTCCCATGATGTATTAACACCCTTATCAAAACAATAATTATTTTCAAAATCAAAACTATAATTTCTAAGATATATTCTACCGATAGTATCGTTTTCTGTTAAACCTATTACTGCATCAAGAGTTTCTTCTTCAAAAGTTTTAGTAATAACTTTGCTTATGGTAAATTCTTTATTTTTTAGACTTTTATCTTCATTCCTACTATTAGGAATTAAACCCTTTACTCCAGGCAAGGCAAAAACTGTTGAACCGATATAGCCAAAGCCGTTGAATACTTGGTCGATGGAATAAATGTCCGTTGTTCCATTACCCGCCATTGTTACTATGCCTAATGGTAGTGAATACCCTTCGCCTTGAAGATTTCCGTCTAAATAATACTTAATTGTGTTGTCATCTGTATTATAAAAAATGCCTGTTTCTGGTGGAGTAGTTCCTGAAGTTGTAATTGTAATAGAACCTCTAACTAAATTGCCTGCTCTATAATAAATAAATACAGATTGAGCAACTGTATCTATACCTACTAATTGCAAATCGTCTTGAATTATTATTTCATCGAATATATTCAACCCATTAGGTACATAAACCTTTGAACCTTCTTTTAGTGTCAAAACTCCATCAACAAGCTCCAACTTTATATCCTGTGGAACTTCTAAAAGACAATTTGTAATATTTCTATGAGATAAAGTTTTTTCGTCAATCGCTTTGAAGTTATCCCCTAAATCGGTATCGAAATTGAACGCTTGCAAACTATCTTTATTTATCTCTGTTATATTCAACCCTAAATTTTTTGTTTGATACATTTTTCTACCTCACCATTTCACCTTTTAACAGGCTTTGCATTTCACCTTTTGTCATTCCTTCTATTTCACCCTTGCGTAAATATACGGTAAAAGTGAACGTATCAACTGAACGCTCAACAACCCCTATTCCTGGATATAAAACCAAGTATTGTTTAAGCCTTAGAATTATATCTTCAAGCCAAACCGAACGGCGCTTAATCCCTTTGAGAATGTTTAAGAATACTTCAATATCTGTTCTTAGAATGTCTGTGTTATCGGTAATTAACCTGAAATAACCAGGCTCACCATCATACTCGAACCACTCTTTAAGCTCGGATTGTGGTAAATAATCGTTCATTACCGATTCAACCGCCCAAACTGTACCTAAGCGATTAAAAACAAGCTTTGCGTTCTTTATCAAGGCCCTTTTTACAGAAATATTTGCTTTGTAGTCATACCAAAAGATATTTCTGTCGCTTGCTAACTGGTCTAGTTCAGCTTCTTTCAACTTATCTAACTGGTTAATAACTGGTAAACGGTCAAGGTCCTTAGACCAAGTTTGAAACACGTTACTAACACCGTCAGCAAGAAGTTGGTTTGACTTATCTTCACGCATAAAGGAAGGACATAGCTTTATTAAATCAATGTCTTTAAGATTCATTATTAATTAACCTCATCTGTGATTTTTTCGTGACTAACTGTAGCTTTTCCGCTCCATTGTGCGATTTGAGTTGAAGTCAAAGCTTGATAAGTTGGTGAAACAATTTCAACACGTTCAGCACCTATCGGATTAACAACTGATTTAAGAATTTCACCTCTTAACCTATCAGGGTTAATCGCACGTCCGATTTTTTCGCATTGCCATGCTATGTATTTATCAATAGCACCACCGTCAGCTTCAACGTGTTCAACTACCGAGGATTCCTCGGCAACTGGCATATAATATTTAAGTTCAATATCATAAGTTACTGGTTGAACTCCTGAAACTGTTACCCTATCGCCCAAAGGTCGAACTTCTTTTGCTGTTACTGCTTCCGTAACTTTTGTAAGAAGTTCTTTATCAGGAACTTTTCCATCCTTACAAAGTACAAGGATATTAATTTCACAAGGATTAGGACTTGTGACTTTAACATCTTCAATACTTGCATCAGCTGATTTCGCATAATATTCATAAGTTGATTCAGCGCCCGCTGTTGATTTTGAACTTTGTACAAGTCGGATTCTTTCTTTATAGTTCTCATCACCAGCGCCCCCATCTTCTTCAGGATAAGGTTCTCCATTGTCGCCCCCATAAGTTACTTCTAAGTTTGAAACACTTGAAACATAAGGAACTAAGTCAACTAATAGGTTTAATTGATTAATTGCATATCCGTTATAATCAGAACCACCTTCTAAAGCTTCGACAATCGTATCAACGTAAAGCTTACCAGCTTCGATAACAGCAACTTCAACGGTTTGAAAGTATTTCTCACTATCAGCTGTTACTTTTGTTCCAACTGGAATAACTACGTTCATTTTTTGCTCTGCTGCAATACTGAATCTTTGAATAGCTTTTGCTTTTTGTTTTTCTAATCTATAACAACCTTCGCTTTCACCGTGAGCATCTAATATCTCACCACTTGAAAGTTGCATAAAACGTTGTTTAAACTGCTCATTTGCTGTGTTCTGATAAGATGTTAAAAAAGCGTTTTGAGCTTCTGCAAACAATCTTCTTTCATCACCTGGATAAAGTGGCTCATTTAATTCACTTTCCAAGCTTCCGATTGTGTTTGTGTATATCGTTCTTGAATCGGTTGTTATAATATCTAAATCAGCCATTACCCCTCCTAATATGAAATATCAGGCTCGATTTGTACCTTGCCTGATTCATCAATATTTACATTTATTTCATTTACTATTGCTCGTTCCTCATAGTTTTCAATTAACCAAGTCGCGTGGTTTTTTATTTTAGGCTCGGATGTTATCAAATTTTCATCAATAATATCTGTTGCCATACCTTTTAACCTTTGATAAGGAACTTCTCCTTGATAAGTCGCAATCAAATTAGCAACGCATTGAGCTACGTTACCGTTTCCTGAAGATTTCATATATTCACCTACTTATTTTTTCTAGCTTTCATTTCATCAATTTCAGCTTGCGTAATACTTAAACCACCTTTTTTAGCAGAATTTCCTTTAGTTTTAGAACTCTTTGAACCTTTAGAACTTTCATAACCATCACCAGTAAAACTCAGCGATATTTTTCCTGAAAGAATTCTACCTGAGTTATCCATTTGAGTATCTGATAATTGAATTTCATCCAGTTCAAATTGTGTTCTGCCTACATCAACATTATTAAGATAGAAATTGTCTTGCATTCCAGCTATTTTTTTAAAGTCCTCGAACTCTTGCCTTGGGTCTGTACCTACTGCGAATCCAGTATTGAAAGAGATTTTTAAATCTTCTGCTGCAATACCTTTAACAACAGTCTTTTTAACTCCGTTTGTGCTTTCGTTTTCTTCGGTCACGATTCCACAAGATATTTCAAAGCTTTCAATAGTTCTTAAAGAGTTAGGTAATCTGCCGAATATTTCTTTATTCCATTGTGCCTGAATTGCCATTTAAGCCCCCTTAACCTGTAGGTGGTGTTGTATCTGCGCCTTCTTTTCCTGAAGTGTGAATGTGTGAATTTTGGCTTGCTACTGCTGAAGTCGCAAGGTCTGCACATTTGATATTATTTTTAACTGTTAAGCCTTTTTCTGTATTTAATTCGTAAGGAATATCACCAGTCCATTCACCATCAAAACGTCCTATAATGTAGCCTGTAAGGTCTGCAAAGGTTACAAAAACAACCTCTGTATTGATTTG